CGTTTTTGCAAGTGTCGATATCTTTTTAGGCTATCATTTATTTGGAATTTCAAAAAGGAAAAGGTGGTAAGAATGACTGACTATGTTGATGTAAGAACCGATGCTTATGAGGCCACGTTCCCGACTCTGTATGAGGCTGAATACTGGTCTCAAAAAGTATTAGGCGAGTACCCTCCAATGGGCTATAATACAAGTTGCTCAATCCGCAAGCTCGAGGGAAACGCCTGGAGAGTGGATGTCAAGCGTTGGAACAGTTGCGACTGATGCACCCAGCAATTATCATTTTAGTTATCTGGGCTTTGGCTGTAATGGCAATAAGGAGAGACTAATGACTACTGAACTAATCGAGAAAACCTGCAAGCACCAATGGTGGAACCTAGTCCATGTCACCTGCTGTATGAAGTGTGGCCAAGGGCGATGAATTCTACTGAACGACAAGAAATACGAGACAACCATCGTTCAGAAATACGAGGTTCTGAGTTGTGTTGTAGACGTTGTTCAGATGCCATCTTTGATGTGACTTATCCTTGTGAGGTCATCGATATACTTAATGCTTGGGAGAGGACATTATGACCCACGCTGAACGCAAAGCACTACGAGAGAAGCACAGTCAAGATTTGGAAATGTGCAGTTTCTGTGACGCAGGCCCACTAGGTAAAAATGTTGAATACCCTTGTGACGTAATCAAGGTACTTGACGCCTACGAGGAGTTTATAGTACCATTGAAGGAGAAGCAATGACTCATGATGAGCGCAAAGCACTACGAGAAAAACACTGGCCGCACCTTTGGCACGAAATGGAAATCTGCGACTCATGCGACCGTGAGTTCCCTTGCGACGCAGTTAAATTACTAGACTATCTCGACGTCGTCGAGCCAATGCTTAATTCAAATAGTGAGAACGTGAATGAAATTAACTGGCCCGCTGGCAAATAATGGTACAATAGTTATTCTTATGTCAGAGTTCCCTACTATCGATTTTACAAATGGTGCCGTAGCCGTCACCAAAGAATTCACCCCAGAAGAAGCACTTGCTTGTTCTTTAGAAAACCCCGAGTACTGCGAGGCATGCCAGTGATTTTAGTTTTGCTATTTATTCCACCACTACTTGTTGCTGGAATTGCAAGTTATCTCGTTTTTAGAGCAGAAAGTAAGAAGTAAAACATAGCGGTACGCCGCTACTAACAAAAGAAAGAAGATGTAAGATGGGAAAATTGTTCGGGGCATTTTGCTTGCTCTTTGCATTTCTACTTGGCTTTGGTATTTTAGCCGAGACTATGTGGTGGATATGGGGCGGCGGTCTTCTAGCATTTAGAATTCTTGCTACATCCGTCGTCATTGATTTCTTTCTTATTTGGACGGCGACTCATTTTCTTTCAAAAGTAAAGTCATAACATGTCGTTGGATACTTACTCATCGTCTGATTTAATCAATGAGCTTGCATATCGCATTTTTCCAAAAAACCGTCTTCGTCAAACAATCACATACCTTGAAGGCGAAAATAAAGCGCTTCAATTAGAAAACGATGTTCTAAAGCAAGCAATTCATGAGTCAGTGATGACAATCATTGAAATGCGTAATGAACATCTTGCGATTCCAGAACAAAGTCGTCAGCAGTTAATCGCAATCTCAACTGCCGTACAAACAAGCAGTTCTTTGTTTCAATTGATTGAAATTGCATTGGATAATGCGGCAGAAGAAATTGCAGCGTACACGGCCGAAGAAAAAGAAGATGTCAAATCACGCTTGTTTGAAGGTATGAACGATACAATGCAAACACTTACAAACACGTTTGCTGCATGCAACGAAATTCTAAAAGAAGTTTAGAAAAATAAGTACATATACCAAGTTTAAGTGATAGAGTACTAAACAATATCTATTTATAGAAAGAGGACACCGTGACAATTGAATCACCTTCTTCACCCGAGCGTGAAGCAACAAAAGCCGCTCTTCAAAAAATCATACGGCAAAATGTGCAGCAACTTATTGCGCAAAACATTTCATCATTTTCTAATCCGTCATCGCTGCTTGATTTAATAGCGAACACAAAAGAAGAGAAGTAAACCGTGGCGCGCTCTGATAAAGAGCGCCTGAGCGAAGAATGGAGGAACTTCGCTGCGTGCGCCGGCGTTGACATCTCAGTCTTCTATCCAAATGAAGCAAACTTCTTTATTGAAGATGAAGACGGTAATGCTGGAAAATACTGTTTCCATTGTCCTGTTCAAGATGAATGCTTGAACTACGCCGTCACATACGAAATTCGTGACGGAATATTTGGCGGTACAAACGAAGCAAAGCGACTTAAACTCATTAACGCAAAAATCAATTTGCGAAGAAAAGAATCTCGTGAACGCAGAAAAAACAAAAATCTCTAGTGTACTTTAATGTTGACGCTTCAATTGATTTCCGGCAGTGATAAAGTAGCTTCTCTCACTGTAAAGAAGAAAGACGATACAGATGCAATCATCGTTACCCTCCGGCGGAAGCAACATGCTGGATGAAACGATGCCGGGCACGCCTCTTCAGTGGGCACTTTTCTATGCGTCAAAGGGCTGGCGTGTTCTTCCAATTTGGTGGATAAAAGATAATAAGTGTGCTTGCGGCGATATTTCTTGTCGTAGCCCAGGCAAACACCCAATTGGGTTCATGGTTCCAGATGGACTAAAGTCTGCAAGTAATGACGTCGCCACAATCACGGCGTGGGCTACTCAAAGTCCAGATATGAATATCGCAATTGCAACTGGAAGTGCAAGTAATCTAATTGTACTTGACTTGGACTACCGTGAAAATGGCGAAGATATTCTTGATGGTGAGTACGAGCTTAAAGTATGGTTAGCATCTCGAGGTATCGAATTACCTGATACTCTTATTCAGAAAACTGGTGGCGGCGGTTCTCACATTCTTCTTGAATTTCCATCAAACATTAGTGTCCGTCCAGTTATTTCGAGTCGGACAAATTGGTTGCCTGGTGTAGATATTCGAGCAGACGGTGGATACATTGTCGCTGCACCTTCGCAACACATTAGTGGTGAATTCTACAACTGGAAAGATAGCACAGTGTTGTCAGTCATTTCAAATGATTTGCTCAACATTCTTTCAAATGAAAAAAGACAAACTACCGGTAATACTCTTTCGCCTGCTACGCACTCACTTGATGTACCGTCACTTATGCGTGATGGCTTTCGTATGGGTGAACGTGATGACGGCTTTACTCGATTAGCTGGAATTCTTCGAGGTCGCGGTGATTCAATTGACAGTGCATACGCAATCACAAAAGCGGTCTGGGAAAAAACCGACCAAGTTGACGGCGACTACTTTCCACTTGCAACGGCATATGAAAAAGTTGAGCGAGGCTACAAGTACTGGGAAGCGCCTGAAGAACTCAGTGAAGAGCAGATTTCATGGGCATTGCGAAGTGACGCACGAGCAACGTTAGTTGCCGAAGCACAATCCGCAACCGCCGCATCGCCTCTCACTAAGCCACAAAAAAGTCCTATGGAATCTATCACAACGAAGATTTCCGGGCCCCAGAAGGGCATAGAGAGCCCATTCGTAACCGAAGAAACCGTTAATACTGATGAAATTGACGAAGATGAAGAGGTTGAGCACGACCCAACAGACCCTTGGGATGTTGCGGGTCTTATGGAGGGAGGCGAGATTGAAAGAGAACTCCCGACAATGCTTCAACGAGGTGATGGCAAATGTCTTATTTATCCCGGCCGTCTTCACTCAATCTACGGTGAGCCAGGTCACGGTAAAACTTGGGTGTCTTTACATTTAGTTCGTGAAAGACTTGAACAAGGCGAGACTGTTGCTTATCTTGACTACGATGAAGATGACGGCGGTAAATCAATGGCGCTTCGTCTTCGGTCATTAGGAGTCGACTCGAATCTTGTTCGAAACCATTTGCGGTATCTGAACCCGCAAGGTATGGGAAATAATCAAATTGCTTGGATAAAGCTCAAAGACCAGTTAAATGAGTGGAAGCCGACACTTGTCGTTGTCGATACAATGGCGCCTGCACTTGTTGAATTAGGACTCAACGAAAAAGACAACGCTGAAGTCGGTGCGTGGTACGCGCACGCTCGTTGGTTGCTTCGCGGTCTTCGTCCTCAAGCAGCATTAGTCATTATTGACCACGTTGTTAAGTCTGGAGAAGGTCGTGGTCGCTGGGCTCGAGGTGCAGGAGATAAGCTTGGTCGTTTGCACGCTGCTTATGGTGTGGAATCAACCGTCCCGTTTAGTCGAACAAATCCAGGTCACATTCGACTTGTAATTGCAAAGGACCGTGGTGGTGAAGTTGGTCGTGAAGGTGAGGCTGCCGCTGTCGTTAAGTTCAATCCGTCAGACAACGGTCAAAAACTTGAGATTATTATCGACACTCCAGAATCTGCTGACTTAAGTTCGTTAGCACAACAACACGAAAATCGTAAAGCGGTTGTGAAAGATAGACTTATTATGGCGTTACGAAATGCAAGTGGTACCGGTCTTTCTTTTGCCGATTTGAAACGTGCCGCAAAATCATCTGGACCTGAAACAATTGAGGTCATAAATGAATCAATTGACGATGGTAGTTTCATTCCGAATACCGAAGGAAGAGTCACACGTTACACTCTTTATACTAAAGTATGATGACTATATGGCATTCGATTTCGAACAACAAGATGATGCAATTGACTTTCCAGAATTAGTTTCAATCGCACGCGCGATGTTTGAAGTCGTACTTGACGATTTTCCTGCTCACCGTGTTCAAGTTGCTGTTGAGCAAATTAGAGCTTCAATTCGAGAAAATCTTCTCGATATCGGTTGCGACCCAACCGATGAGATTCAACTTCGTGCATTTGCTTTAGGTGCGATGTTTGCTACTCACCGTCAAGTACAATACACTCCAATTGGTCACGAAACTGCAATTGTACCAGCAACTGCGATTAACATGATTAAAGACATGTCGTCAAAAGACGAGATGGTTAATCTTGAAAAATTAAGTATTTCTCTTGAGAATCAAATTCTTGAAGAAGAACGAAAGAAAAAAGCAAAAGAAGAAAAGTTAAAGCCAACTCTTCGTTCTTTTATCTCATACATCCGTGACTTCAGGAATGTAAGGAAATAGCGCCAGACAAACTGATTGCGACAAAGAATTCTCTTCCGCATCAAGAGGAAGAAGCACCGTCGTTGAATCATCTGGAATCTCTTCAATCGCTTCAAGCACCGTGAAGCCAATTTTCTTTGCGACGTCGCTTCGAGTCTCATCTTCTATATAGATAAGAGAAGACAAAGAGTCAGCAAGTACTGACATTGACATGACTCTCTTTTTTCTTGAAAGATACGCAATTGCGCAATCAATTGAGCAGACTACCCCACTATAGCGTTCTTCTCGCGTCTGGAATGGGGGCTCTTGACCCGCAATGTCGAGTCCAATAGTTATCCACCCCATTGGTGGCACTTTGGCCTTAGAAGTCAACTCAACGGCTGATTCTCCTCGACTACCGCAACCAGCGGCGCATTCAAACATTACCGTGGTTCTACGGTCGGGCCCTGAGTTTTTTGCGGCATGTTTGCTCGAGCATGTCCAGTATCAGGACCGAGATTTCCGCGTCTAAAGTTTTGAACAATCGGCTTAGCAGGATTTGTTGACAAGTCAATTTTGTCCACATTAGGGTGCTGCGGAATAGATGCTTGCTGGGCAAAGCGACCTGAATCTTTTTCACGTACTTTACTCATTATTGTGCTTGCTTTCTGCGAGCTTGTTCTTTCTTCATTGCTTCAATTTCTTCTGGCGAAAAAGTAATCATGTCCGGCACTCGCATTGCAATTCCACCGTTTGGAATATCCTTAACACTTTGCCGTGCATTGTTGTACTGCGTCTCTTCTTCTGGACTTAAGCCGTCAGGCTTTTTTCCAAGAATTGCGTACGCTTTAAGGTCTTCACTCATCTGTTCCATTATTTTTGATTCCTTGTTATGATTTCTTGTGCTTTCAAATTCATCCAATCCGGACCTTTTGGCGCATTGCTTTCTGATGCTTTTGCTAAGAATTCATTGTACGCTTGCTGGTCCAGTATTTGGAGCCCACCTTGTTTAGTTCCTTGAGCAATAACTTCTCCGCCTCGTCCACTATCAATCACACGAACTGAGTCAAAAAGATTACTTGCAATTGCTTGAGGAAATACAGTAGAAACTCCAATGTGCGACATACGAAGCTGGTCTTCAGGTATGTAACGTCCATTACCTTTAGGACCACCGTCAATTCCACCGCGAATCATCATTCGACCTACTGCTTCGTCGGTCGGACAAGTCACGTAAGTTCCAACAACATTGTACCCAAGTGACTGAGCGGCTTGCACGTTGTTTGTAAGTTTTCCAATACTGCTATCGCCTGTACCGTCAAACACAACGTTTTGTCCGTTTTGAAGCGCTTCGGCAAAAACTTCTTTTGATAACATTGAAGATTCTTCGTGCACGGCGTTTGCGATTTCTGGGTCTTTTGCTTCGACGCCAGGCAAGTACTCTGGAATCAAGTCTTTAATCACGTCGGCATTTACAAGTACAGCATCAGTTTTTACAAGTTCAGGCTTACCGTCTGCGCCTGTTCGTTCAGTTTGCGGAATTCCCATTTCTGGGTTATTTACCGCAGTTGATTTACCAGCCGCTGGTCCACCACCGAGCATGTGAAGTGTTGGATTTGCCGAGACTGGAACTCCACTTAAAAAATGCGCTTTAATTTGGTCGTGCAATGCTTGGCGTTCCGCATCAAGTTTAAAGCCACCTTTACCGTCAGAAACAAGGTGCTTAAACATTGGCTCATCAGGACGGTAATCGTGTCCTTTGTATGAGCGAAGAGTTTTGTTGTCGGACTCACCGCCGTCACCAGAACCAAATCTTCCATGCGAGTCACGAGGTTGGTCAGGATTGTACTTTAATACAGTACCAATCTTTACGTATGACTTACCTAACTCACGCATATATCTATTATACTTTTATTTCTTGTTTTTCGTAAGAAGAACTTCAAGATAGTTATCAAATGCAATTTGCGCTTCAAGAGCTGCTGCTTTGTAGTCTTGACGGTCTTGACCGAGCGCAAGTCTTTGCACTCCAGCCTTATCGTTCCAAGCATTTACAACATTAAGTAAGTCGCGAATTCCTAAATCAACTTTGATTGCTGGCAAAGGTGAGTCCATTCCAGCATACGCCGCCCAGCGATGGTGACCGTCAAGAACATAACCGTCGTTTGACATAATGATTCGACCAGAGTCTGGCGCCATTTCTGGGTTGCCGTTTTTAGCAAGTTCTCGTTCCATTACTTGAGCAGACTTATCAGCAGAGATTTCGTTTTGAACTGGCTTTAAGTTGAACGGGTCCACCGTCAAGCGTTGTATTCCAATGCCCTTCTTCTCTAATTCGGCAAGAAACTCTGGTTTCATATTGCTTGGTACTTGAGGCATGTCTGCTCGTGAAATTCCAAGGTTTGGCTTATCAAAAAGAGGAGCACCGATAACGTGAAGATTAGTTAAGTCCGCATTTTTTGATTGCGTTAATGCGTGTTCAAGAAGCGGACGTAATTGTTCTCTGTTAATCGTTACATCTTGACCGTTAGCAAGTTTTTCGTAGTTTTCGCTTGGCGTACCGCTACCACTTCCTGAAGCAAATCTACCGTGGTCATCTCTAGGTTGGTCAGGGCTATATTTTAGAATTGTGCCAATTTTTATAGATGAATTTTTATTAAGTGCTTGAAGTTTATCAAATGGCGGTATTAAGTTATCTGGAGGCAAGACACGCACCGAGACTAAAGTTTGAATTTTTGAATACTCGTTAGGCGCATAGATATGGTCTACAGAAGTGACAACCATTTTTAGTCCGCGTCCAAGTAGTAATTCATCTTCGTTTTCTGAATTAACTAATGAACTACGTGAATACGCACTTGTTGGTCGGTAAAGCGCTGGCACGCCTTCAGGAATTGTTAGCAATAACTCTGTGCTGTGAAGACTTTCTTCTGGAAGTTTCTCAAATGCAGAAAGTTTTGTGGCGCCAATTAAGTCTTTTTCTCTATTACCGTCAGGTGTGGTGAATGCACCTCTATAAGAAAGTCGAGCATTTAGCGTTGTTGACTGATATGCCGGGTCAGTAATGATTTGCCCAACTTTTAAGTCATTGACACTTACGGTTTTACCGTTTTCGTCCATTACTTTTCTGCTAATTACTCTTGAAGCATAATAAGTTTTATCAGTTGGCGCGGAAGCTAGCTTTTCATCAAGAGCTTTGATTGTGTCAATTGCTTGCTGTTTTGTGTATGTTCCTTGCCATAGATTTCCAATTTCTCCGGTTTTGTCGAAACTTTTTTCGTCGCCGTATCGAAGCCATTGATTAAGTATGTCGTTTCCAATTGTTATGTATTTAGAGATTTCTCCGTTGTAATCGCTTGTAGCCCAAGCTTTGTTGGCTCTAGCGTCAACGTGCGATTGTCTAATCAGTGCCCCACGATTTTCAACTATTTTTGAATATCTTTCGGCACTTGGCTCTTCGCTTGCATTTTTAACCCATTGATTATCATGAGAATCTTCATTACTTCCAAAACGACCGTGCGAATCTCTAGGTTGGTCTGGATTGTACTTTACAACCGTGCCAATTTTTATAGATGAATTTTTATCGAGCGCCACTGTCGTAGTCGCTCTCCCACGACGGTTTACCGTTGGCAAGTCGCTTTTCGTTGGCTTGCTCGCGCATTTTGGTCATGGTTTCGTTAAATATTTCACGAAGTTTACGAGATGGAAGAACTCCAAGCTCAGCGGCAAGAGCATTGAACTCGGTCTGTGCCGTGCGCTCGACACGGAGCGAAACAACAACGGAATTTTCTCGAGTTCTCATAGTCTTATTTTATTTCATAGCACGGTTTACAATATTACGCGCTTTATTTTGAAGCTTTTGCTCCGCAAGATTGCGAGCCGCTGCTTTTTTCGAATGCACGAATTTGCCACCGTGTTTATAGCAAACTTTAAGACCTGGCGTTGGAAATCTACGGCACCAACTGTCAATTTTGTTCTGACGACTTTGGCACCGTCCAGGGTTTTCAATTTCTGCTAAGCGTTTACGCTCTGCTTCTTCTTGAGGAGTACGGTCTTTGACTTTTGGAAATCGCCGTGGCATTCCAGGCTCAATGTACATTCCTTCTCGAGGCCACGGTGTTGGAATCAACTCACTCGTATGACCGAGATAAGAGCGATTCGGGTTTCCCTTGGCGTCAATGGGAAGACGAGTTTCTTCCATATTTAATTACTTAAATTGAAATGACTTTTCTGCTTGACTTGCATCAAAGCTAGCATTTGCCGCTGCATCCGTCGCATCTTGTGCTTGGCTCGCATCTTGCTCACCCCACGAAGCAAAAACTTCATCTTCACTTCCAGTAGATTTAGATGCTTGTGTCGCCCAATCAGCCGCATTTTCATGCAACGCAGCAGCATTTTCATGCTCACTTGCTAAAGTATAGTATGCTTCAGCTTTTTTCGAGTCTCCAGCATCTTCTGCTTTTACACCAAGATTACTTAATTCTTTTGCGCGGCCTTCATGCATTTGCTGAAGTTCACTGTGTCTTTCCGCAATACTTTTAAACGTTTCGCCTTGCGTGTACATATCTCTGATACCACTGGCCATTCGAGAAGCTTTTTCGTGGTCAAACGAACTGCTTTCACTTCCGCCACCACTTGTCCACCGTCCACGCTCGTCACGTTCTTCTTCTTTAATAATGTTAGGCCCACGCAATTTTTCAAGTTGTTCTTGAGCCGCTAGACCTTGAGCTCCGCCTTGCAAAGCGAGTTCAGCTAAATAATTTTCGTACTCTTTGTTCATTAAAAGCCCCAGCTTCCTCGACCGCCGCCACCGCTACCGCCGAGGCCGCTAACAAGTTGACCAGCATGCGCATAAACATCTGCCGCGTTAGCAAAATCTTTACCACCAGAAAAATCAACTCCGGCGCGTAGACCAACACTTGCATAATGACCTAAAGCAGTTTTTGTTCCTCCTTCATCTCCAGCCTGATTCATTACATCATTAATGGCTGAAGTTAAAGTACTTTTTTCGTCTTCCGTAAGCGAACCATAATCGCGATTTTTGATTTTTTCTGCAAGCGCATTTTCATCGCTGTATCTTAAATCTCGTGCAACCATTCTGTCCGCATTCTTTTGCTGGGCATCTGTGCCGACATTGTTTCTACCGCCACCTTGGCCGCCGCCTGTTGCAGAAGTACCACCAGTATTTGAGCCACCGCCACCGCCACCGCCTGATGCAAATCTACCGTGGTCATCTCTAGGTTGGTCGGGGCTATATTTAATAAGAATAGAAGCAGCGGAAGCTCCGACTTCTCCACCCTTAGCAACTTGCGCTTCAAGATACGCTCTGTATTCTGGTGATATTTTTTTCATTATTTACTTTCTTGATTAGTCAATGTATACGTGTAATTAGAAGTATTTGCCATATTACCAGTTTTCTGGAAGCAAGTCAGTTGCGCCAAGCTCTTTGGCGCGACGTTTAATGTGTTTCTTTACTTTTTTCGGGTTTTTAGCTCGACCGTATGCTTGAATCGCATTCTTTAAGTCACTTACATTTGCAATTGGGTACGAGCCGTCAGGCATTGCGTTGCCTTTACTGGCAAGCGCGGTGCGTTCTTTGTCACTAACATTACGCTTTGTGACTTCAGTATCGTCGTTATCCTTGTATTTTGCTCGCATACGAGCGCAATCTTCTTCAGACTTGCAAGGTGGGTCGCCGTGCATTGCGTGCCATTTATCGTGACCTTCATCGTGACGTTCAACATCTGCAGCAGTGTGTCCAGGCGGTAAGTCAATTACCGCTTTGGCTTTTGCAAGTTCTGCCTGCGCTTTACGCGCAATCTCACCGTCGTGAGATGTAAGTGTTTTTAAGAATTCGATGTATTCGTTTGACATATTATTTTCCATTCGTTTGCGCGGCAGAGTCCCACATTTGACTGACGACTTCTAACGCTTTAGCTTGTGTTTCCGCGATATTAGCTCCAACTACTTCAGACATCGAAGGGTAGTCGGACCAGCCACGAGACCCTGAAATAAAACCTTGCTTGTTTTGTTCTGCAAGTTTATCGGCGTATGCTCGAGCTTCATCAGTTTTTGCTTTTAGGTCGTCTCGAGTTCCACCACTAGAAATAATATTTTTAGCTTCTTCAAGTGAGTGGTTACCAATTACTTGCTCGACCGTAGACTGGCCAGAATTCCAGCCCTTTTGGTAATTATTGACGGAATCAACTGCTTCGTTTCGACTTGCTTCGTGCGCTGGTGTGTGCATGCTACTTGACTTATCACCACCGTCGCTGCTACTTCCACCGCCTGAAGTCCAACGCCCATGTTCATCGCGAGCCTCTTCCTTCATAAGAAAATTATCGTCAAAATGACTGGCTGCTTTTAGTACCGCTCGTGCTTGCTCGCTTTCGTGACCGCCGTGGTTCATTTTGCGAAGTAAATATTTTACAGTCTCTTTATCTAGTTCAATTGCCATAATTCTCTTAACCCGCTTGATTAGTTAATATATATGCGTAAGTAGAAGCACTTGACGCTTTTTCTTTTAGTGAATCAACATTTCCAAAAGTATTTTCTCTAGTTGCGCTTCTTAAAGCTCTGTGGCTTTCTGCTGCTCCTAGATGAGCATTTGCAATAGAGTTCCATTTTTGCTGGCCTTTTGAACCTGACGAATGTTGAGCTAAATGTCCAGCGGCACGCGCAGCAGCTTCATGCGCTTTTGCAGCAATTGAATGCTTTCCAGCAGCATCTGCTCGCATTGCAGCAGCAGTTTGTTTTGAGACTTCAGCTTTAGCACTTTCTTTATCTGCTTTGCTTCCGTCTCCAGCAACCCAACGACCATTTTCTCCACGTTCTTGGTCTTCAGAGTATTTGACAATTTCCAGTACTGAACGTGCTTTTTCACCTTCATGACCGCCTCTTTTGACTAGGCGTTCAAGATACTTAATAGTTTCTGGGTCTAACTCTAGAGCCATAGCGTAGAATCTCCATTCTCGTGCAATTGTACTATGATTTAACTATATCACGGCTAGCAATTGTCGCCGGTCCATTCTGGCGCCAACCCACCGTTGCGATGGTAATAAAACAAAGCAACAGAGTTTTGTTGCGCCAATGTTGCTTCGTTTGGCGTTAATGGAAGACCTGGAATGTTTGCTCGCGCAAATCTCCAAATCAAAGGCATGAATTGGTACATACCTTGAGCTCCAGCCCATGATGTATCAACAAGATGAGGGTGCCCAGCGGTCGACCGTGATTCAATATATGCGATACAAGCAAATGTTTTTTGGACACTTGCTGGTTCGAATACCATCGGGTCAACTTCAACCGCGTTTATTTGCGCTAACGCTTTTGACGCTAGAATATAGGTCGTTGATGTCGTTTGCTTTATAGACTTACTTGCCATTGCCGTTTCCGTTGGCGTTAATTGAAGAGACACAATAAACGTGGCTACAACAACTAGTAGTTCAACTATAAATATTTTCTTTGTACTTGTCCGCATTAGATTACTCCTTAGTATCGCCGTCTTAGCTTAAGTCGTTTCATTTCTTGCGGGCGTTCCGCCGTTCTGCATTCGAGCCGAGACTCAGACTTCGAGTCGAGACGTTTGCCTATCGGTGTGCTAGCGGTTCATTGCCCTGATGGTTTTTCTATACTTCTGCTCCTGGAATCATGCTTTGTCCAGCTTTCTTAAGCTTGGATGCAAGTGCGAGAGTGCCTTCACGAGAAAGAAGACCGAATGTAGCGCCTGCGCCTGTGTAAATTGCAAGTACCACGGCGTTTTCTTCTTCAAGTTCTACGATTTGAACGTCAAACTTTGCAACCAACGGATAAACTGGCAATGGCCACTTCATCTCGTCGTTATTTTTGTCGCTGTCCGTCGCGGCGCTAGCAACTTCTTCTTGCTCACCGTCAGTGGCTACAGTTTCTGTGTTTTCTGCAACTGCCTCATCGGCGCGAGAAAGTGCTTTGTCAAAAGCGCTTTCAAGCTTTTCTTTTTTATTGGTATCTGTCATATTTCTCCTAATAGTTTAGGTAGACTACTCGTCTGCCTATTTCTTCTGCGAATGCAATTATTTCTTGAGACTCTGCGTCAATGTCATTTTCTGTATTGACAACAAAGACACGGTCACAAAGTTCTACGCAATCTTTTCGAATTGCAATTCTTCTGGCCGTCTCAAAGTCTCTTTCGCCTGAAAGACGCAAAGGTATTGAGTTGGACTCAGTTATATCCTTCGCAGAGGCCTCTATATCGCCCTCTGAGGCCCTCTCGGTGGCAAGGATATAAGTAACCTTATGTCTATCTAGCGGTAGAGAATCAATCTCAAGAGTCCAAATGTCTGCTGCTTTAGATGCCCGTCTCCATTTCGCGAAGCGTGAGAACAGGATAGGGGAATAACCTGCTCCCATCACTTCGCGAAATGTCTGCTCTCCGTCCGGCGAACCGTTAAAGAGAACATTGAGACGGGTTGTCATACGAGGATAAGCCTTTCAGCCATCGTGTTTCGCATGCGAGCTCCGAAGCCATTTGTGATTGAGTTGTACCGTGCCTGCGGGCTGCGGTAGTTGCGGTGGTGGTCGAAGTACTCAGTCACCGCGTTGAGTCCGCCCCAAGCCGTGCCCTTGTAGTCATCACCGATAAGCTCACTGTACTTGAAGACATCAATGATTTCTTCGGTCATTTTCTTCTGCTTCTCTTGGTTGTTGATGTACTCTAGTGCATCTGAAACCATTTTGGCGAGAACATCTTCTGAGAGTTGCTTTTCGATAAGTGAATCGCCAGTCTTCTGGAGCCACTCGGCGTAGTTGGTAATAAGCTTGAGCTCTTCCTTAACGATTTCCAACTTGTTTTCCATTGTTGACAAGTGACGGACCGACCACGATTGCTTCGCTACTCGACTTGCAAGAGCAAGCTGGTTCGTGCACCAGAGACGAATTGGCGTGATTTCCGTGCGGTCTGCTCGAGTACCGTCGTGCGACGTCGTTACTACAATGTATAAGTCAATTGGGTCCTCGCCACCGATAGCAATCTGCTCGTTTAGACGAAGAGAAGCACCAACTCGACGTCCACCGCGCAACTCGAAGACTGAGTCCAAAGTAGCAAACCCGGTCTCAAGCAGGCTGTCAACGTGGCTAAGAGCCTTGACATTGTCGAATGGGACGTAGTCGCTTCCAACTCGTCCGAGCATTGTCTCGGTGTCAGTGCGGACGGTTGCGAAAGAGTTCCGCATTCCCACCAGTTCACCGCTCGCGGACTTGAAGTAAGTTGGACGAACATCCACCGACCAGTCCATATTGAAGGCTTCAAGTGCTTCGCGCACTGAAGTCATGTTCTTGGCATCGTTGCCTATCTTCTGAAGCGTATTAAGCATCAGTATTCTCCTTTTTCTTTCTTTGCTTCTGCAAAGTCTTTTCGTCTGGTATGACGATTTTGTCCGGCGTGAAGAACCGAGTCTTCTCTCGACCCCTTTTTCCGCCATGCACGGTGACCCAAAGAGTTTCATCCGTGTCAGTTTCGATGACTGCGTCTACGAAGGTAAAAGTACCATTCTCTCCAACGATGGAAATGCGGTCATCGAATTGAAGAGTCTTCCAAGTTTTAAGTGTTTGCTTACTCATCTTCTGTCCTTTAGAGTCTATTTTACTTCACTGCTCGCTCAAAACCGTGACTTTTTGAAAAATTGTGAAGATTTTTGATGTGCCGTCTTCAAAGTTGACTTTTGTTTGAAGATTAGGACGTCGAAGGCTGACGACGGTCGACACCACCCCGAAGGGGGTGATGTCGCCTCGCATGAGTTCTGCTGCTTGGAGTTCCATTAAAACATCTCCAGTCCGGCACAGACAGGGCCGAGACCACGGTGAAGACTTGCAGGAACCGTGAGCTTCTTCAAGCATCGCATACAGTGTCCGCTTTCTAGAGCGTACGCTTCAGCATTCTTGAGGAACTCTTCGTGCGCTTCTCCCAAACCCGCTTCCGTCTGAGCGAGAGCCCAGAGGACTTGAGCGGCCTTGACCAGTCGCTCGTTGCTCTTGAACTTGTTCCACACCGCAATCCCGTTGGCGTTGACGAAGGCAAACCCCGTATAAGAGTTCTCGTTGTCTGCACCGCTCAAGTAAGAAATCATCATCTTCTTGGCGTCCTTGACGAACTTCGCCTCTTCTACTCGAAGCGTGACGTAATCTTCGCCGCCGTTGAGAACCACCGTGTACGTGCCTTGTCGAATCTCGGCTCCAGCAACTTCTTGAGCTTGTTCGCCTTCAACAACGCGCTGGACTTGAACCTTGAGCAACTGGTCGATGCAACCACTTATGAAGCCCTTCTTTTGATACACTTCATCGTTGAGCGCCATGCCGGCAGAAATCACCCAGACATCGTCGATGTCCTTGCGCTCTTCGTAGAGAGCTCGAAGGAACTTCAACTGGGCTTCCGTCGCAGGAGCGCCCATTCGCTTGGCTTGAGCCAAGTCCTTCTGGACCGCTTGAAGTTGCTCGATGAGGTAGCTTGCGCGTCCCTTCATGAGATTCTTCAGGCCCGTCTGCTTGATTTCTTCTCGAAGCTTTTGAACGAACTCGCTCTGGTCGAGCGTTCGCATCTTTGCAAGCTTCTCAATATATTTGACCTGTGACTCGCTAGCCTGGTCATATTCCCACCGCAACCCTAACAAACTGCCTCCTTGTCTAGCGCGGGTTTCCCCGACATAATTACTATATCATACATTTGCACAAATGTACAATACTCTAGAAAAAAGTTTTTAGCAGTTATTTGACTGTAGAAGACGCACTTTTGCCATTTTATGTGGGCCTGTAGTCAATTCTCCGTCACTCTAATGTGACGGATATAGGTATCCTATGCGGCTGGAGCGAACGTTTTGTAGTGATTTGTAAAGTTAATCACTCGTTCACGGTCTCCAGTAAGTTCACCAGTCACCGAGCCAGGGTTGCCATTGATAGACTCAAACAACCACTTACCAAAGAACCGTCCGACGTCTACCGTCACGCCTTTGCCCCAACCAGAGACTAAAGCATTGTACGACTTGTTCGGCTCAATTAACCAATTGTCTGGGTATCCCATCAAACGAGCAATCTCACGGTGAGTAAGAGTTCTGTTCTCAGAGTAGTGAGCAAGACCAGTTCCACCGCTACCAGTAATGACTGGGCAAGTGTGGTCAGGGCGAATACGTCCAGGACTGTTCCATCCAAAGTCCCAGTCTTTTTCGATATACTTTGAGTACGGTGGCATGATTTCTGGAAGCTCAACATCGTTATCATACAGCTCTCGCATCATTTGGCCGTAGTCTTTTCCTGGAGTCCAGTAGCCAGTCTCAAGAAGGAATTGAATACGACGTTGACCAAGATTTTGGACATACATATGACCGTCAACCAAGTCTGCTCGCTTTGACTCAGCCCATTGAGACAATGCTTTCTTCTTGTAGTTCTGCGGCTCCCACTGAATCTTTAGACCTTCAAGGTCACCGATAGCATCACGAACCGTTGGCATTTCTTTTGGCTCTGGTAACTCAATACCAAAAGGAATACGGTGAGCAACAAACATATAGCGGCGACGAAGTTGAGGTGAACCCATTGACCGTGCTGAGTGAAGTACGTGAGTAAGGTCGTACTTCATACCAGTAAGTTCTTCAAGACGTGCACGCAAGTCTCGCATCAAGTCGATGCCTTGAGTATATGCACCTTGCACTGACTCAAATGCAAAAATTGGAGGAGCAGTCTTAGCGGCGAATTCCGTGATTCCCCACATACATGCGTTAGCCTTTGAATTGACGCCGCGAAAAGACTTAGAAGAAAGAAGACTAAAGCCACTGCACGGTGGATTGCCAATAATAAGTTCAGCCTCAATTGGCTCCCAGTCTTCGTAAGGACCAGACTGGGTCTCCCAGTTGTAGCCCATAATGTGACGGTTGACTTCCATGTTTCGAGCACCAAAAGCGCCTTGAAGTTCTTTCTTACCGACTAACTCAAAACCGTTTTCTTTTACTCCAAGAGCAAGACCGCCTGCGAAGCAGTGGACATCAACAAAACGTAACGACATTATCTTCCAATCATTGTTCCGCACAGCGCTCTGCTGTGCAAAGTACCGCAGCGTCATCTAAAGCACGACGGCAAACTGGACATTTGTTTTCTCCAGTATAGCCGTCACGTTGGCGAGCAGCATTGACCGCCATTTTCGCTTGATAGCGACTTATCCACTCTTCATCCGTGCAACCCATTGCAACGGCAAGATTGGCTAGAAAGTGAGCAACATCTACAAGTTCACCGATAGCAGCGTCACGGTTAGTAGTTCCGCGACCAGAAGAAACCCAAGGCTTCCACTTGATTTCTCCGAGGAATTCGGACATCTCATCGATGAGTGCCGTGTGATTCCAAATTACAAACTCGGCTAATTCATCGCCTTCAAGAGTCGACGGGTCTTTACCGAAAGATTGAGTTTGAAGTTTACGTGTTTCTTCAAGCCACTTCCAGCTCATCTTTTGTCTCCTCTGTCTTTTTGTCTATTGCTACTTCAGGAATTGAAGATGAAGTTACTTGCTTCAAATTCATGAAAATTATTCTACCATCTTTTGCTTTGAATTCTATAAGTTTTACGCCCCATTCACCTTCTGGTACATCGGTGCAGCACTGCGCACATCCAGGTGCAATGAAGTAGTTCGGGTCGTTTCCAGTAGAGCCACGAAGATACGATGTGATGAAATACATACTTGCAGGATTTGAGCACAAGCAACAAGTTCCAAGTTTCTCAACTGCGCAATCACGGCACATTAGTACATCAGACCCAAGAGCAGACCAAGTCTGTTCTTTTGTTTTCTTTAAGTGTTCGCACCGTGGGTTAGGCGCATCATAACTAAAGTTTTCTACGTGAGCTAAAAGCTTACCACTGATGCTGTGTGCCACAATCCCATCCTCCTTGTTCAAGTAAATCATGCACCATTTTGATTGAATTGGTGTGGTCAATAAGAACAGACTTTTCGCCTTCTTCTGCGAGCCATTCACCGAGTGAACGAACTCGCTTATTGAAACCACGGATTGTGTCTTCTTGAATTGGCTTGCCACCGTTGCGACCGTAAATTCGTTCAATACAAATATCTGCTGGAGTGTCGAGTGTCGCCCAGACCCAGTCACGGTCAGACATTGTCTTACGAATATTTAACCAAGCCATCTTTGAACCAGACACTAAAACATTTTCAAAGAAAACGTGCCCGTGCTGAGAAAAGCCGTTGACCATAGTTTTTAATTGGTCAAACAAAATACTGTCGCCACCGCCTGTGTATTTTCCAATGACGTAAAGACCACCTGGAAGTTTCCACGCATTTGGCTTCTTTACCGCATCAGTAAAGAAATTCGGGTCATACATCGGCTCTGCGTCGTGATTGTCAATTAGCCAATGATGGATAGTGGTCTTACCACTACCGTTCCCTCCTCTTAGATTTAGAATCACTTCTTTCTCCTATACATTGCCGTCGTTCCCCATCCACCAGGACCAAACTTTGGTGCGACTACTACATCATACTTTGAAGCCATCACTTCATGTAACTCTGGGGCAAGTTTATTTCGCCATATTGGTCGATTTAAGTGAATCTCCAAGATGACCGCACGAACATAATCTGGTAACTCGGTAATAACTGGAGCAAGCTCGTATTCTCCGCCTTCAATGTCGACCTTAACTAGTGTTGGCTTCCAAGTATCACACAGCTCTTTTACCGACCACGAATCTACCGTCACTGGAACTCGGCCACGGAATGGAACAAGAGAGTGCATGCACTTACCTTTGCCCTTATTCAAATAGAAAGTTCTTTGACCGCCTTCAATTGATGCGGCACCCTTATAGATTTTTACGTTTTCAAAGTGATTCTCGGTCACATTCTTTTCAAGGACTCGAATGTTGTCCGTGTCAGGCTCCACCGAGACTACTTGCTTGACCATCGGAGCAAGCATACAAGTGACAATTCCAATGTGAGCACCAATGTCTAATACGACGTCGTCCGCTCCTGCTTCTTCAAAAAGCTTACGGTAAAGTCTTTGCTCACCAATGATTGAGATGTCATCAGTTTCCTGACGGTAGTACAACCCTGACTTTTCGTGAAATAGCAAATCACTCATGCTGTTCTCCTCGGCTGGTTTCTTAGATGTTCTTCAAAAAGAATGTTATGCAAGCAAGAAGAACGAATTGCTCGTACACGTTGAAATGCTTCTTCTCCGCTAAGTTGTAGTTTATCTTTCATGACAGTAGCGGCCACCATCATTGAACGATTACGACCTTGAAGACAGTGCACAAGTACAGTCTCACCGTCAGCAAGTAGTTCTTCAACCTTATCTATAGCTGGTTGAAAGTCTGGCAAAGTCTTACCGTCAGGAATTGGAAAATAAAAATGCTTTTTTCCAGCCAAAACAACTGGTTCTGGCTTTTTCTTTGACATGGTGACAATTGCCGTGATTCCATCTTTTGCAAGAGTTTCAACGTCTTTTTCTTTCGGGACACCACTTACAAAAAGATTAGGCAGTATTTTATAGAGACGCATTTTTGACTGGGTTCTTTAGGTCGGTTGTTGCATTGTAGTTGTACAACGTGTCACACCAGAAATACTCATCATTTTTCCAGATTTGCTCAAGTTCTTTTCGAGCACCGTCCCAGCCGTTTAGCTCTCCAAGGCACTCATTTGGAAATAGTTTCTTGCGCAATTCGTAGAACTTTGCAGAATCAAGAGATGAGCCCCAGTACTTCTCGGCTTTTTTGAAGTGAGCAAGTTCACGGTCATGAGAACGACCCGGATACTTACCTGCCAAAGCTTGGCGGTAGTTACATAGGAGTGTCTCAAACTGGAACCACGTAGGGTCTTCTAGGCCCATAGAAATTGAAAAATCACGAGCCTTGGATGCGACTTCATTAACTTTGTTGAGTTGAGAAGAAGTATTGCCAACAAGAATGTCGGTCTCACCACTGAGATTACTTAATGTGCGACGAGGATACTTAGCACCGTCAGGACGAATGTCAGTTTGAGATGCTTTTACCGCATCAGCAAGATACAAAGTTTCAATAAGCTTCATAGTTGCGTATCGTCCAAAGAACTTTACGTTGTCTCTGACCGAGTCATACAACTCGTCATAAGTCGCCGTGGTAAGTCCAGGCAATACTTCATCGCACCACTTGGCGTAGCTTCTTAGACAAAAAGCAAGTTTGTCTGCTCGCCAGACTGCCCGTCGTTCTCTTCGTACTGGTATCCCTTCCCAGTTATTAGCTAAGAAGTCTTCAATACCGTCAAGATTAGTTGTTGGAAAGTTTTGGTAGATTACCGCCGCAGACCCTAAGGTGTAAGGAACAACAAAGCAACCAGCAAACCACGTTGGGTTTTCTGGAGCCATGTTAGCAGCAATCTCAACCTGAGGGTCTGGACCGCCGGTACTCATTTCCAAAGCAGAAAAATCTACAAATGAATTCAATGAATCAGCCATTATAGCACCGTCGCTAGCACGTTAAGCAAACTTTCGTTTGCATCAATAAATGAGATGCCGATTGATTCGGCTACCTCTCTGTCATATGGAGCGTCTCCAACAAAATAAATGTTTTCGTGATGAAAGTTTTTAATTCGTTGAAGTTGCTCAGTTTTTGATTGGCCTTTTATCGAAGAAAATGAGTCTTGAAAATACTTTTTGACAAATGAGCCAAAAACATGCGATGGAGTACTGCTGCAAAGATACATCGGTATGTTGTTGTTTTTTAAGACTCGTACAACCATTGATGCATACGGCATTTCTTTCGTATCATCATTGTAAATACTTACGACTCGTTCATTGTTGAATAAGTTGATGACAAGTTTTTTCCTGTCTACATCTTCTTCGGGAAAAAGCATTTCAATTTGAGTCTCAAAAGGACGACCAATTGTCGATAAGTACATTGACTTCGACAAGTCTTTTGGCAACTTAAAAAAGCTAGAGATTAACTCAGTAGCTAAATCAGCAAGACCTGGCATTGTGTCAGCCAAAGTACCGTCGAAGTCAAATGCAACCACCGTCATTGTAGTCCTTAGTTTTCTGAGATGTACTTGTTGACTAAGTCCCGAGATACGTCATCACGAATTTGCTTCATCGGACTCTTAAAGAAGTACGAAGAAGGTTCAATGATTGAACCGCTAAGACCACGGTCAAGAGCAATCTTTGCGCAACGAATTGCGTCAATCGCTACTCCTGCCGAGTTAGGCGAGTCAACAACTTCAAGCTTAAGCTCTATGTTCAACGGTACATCGCCAAATGTGCGACCTTCCATACGGATGTGCGCCCACTTGCGGTCTTCCAACCAAGGAACATAGTCCGATGGACCGACGTGAACATTCACATCACCCATGTCGTAGTCCAACATTGAAATCACGGCGTTGGTCTTAGAAATCTTCTTGGACTCGAGACGCTCGCGTTCAAGCATGTTCTTGAAGTCCATGTTTCCACCGACGTTAAGTTGTGAAGTGCGCTCTAGCTTTACGCCACGGTCTTGGAACAAAGAAGTAAGTACTCGGTGAACAATAGTTGCACCGACTTGACTCTTAATGTCGTCACCAAGAATTGGCAGACCAGCCTGAACAAAGCGGTCGTGCCAGTACTTTTCACGAGCAATAAATACTGGAATGCAATTTACAAAAGCGCAACCAGCAGCCAAAGCCTGCTCAACGTACCACTTTGTCGCCTCTTCAGAGCCGACAGGCAAGTAGCTAATAATTACATCAGTCTCGGTGTCTCGAAGGACCTGAGCAACGTCTACAGCCTCCTCTGAGGACTTCTCAACAGTGTCCTGGTAGTACTTACCCAGACCGTCGTGAACCATTCCACGAGAAACTTTGACGCCGAGCTTAGGCACATCAGCGAACTTGACCGTGTTGTTCGGGTAAGCGAAAATTGCTTCGCTTACGTCCAAGCCAACTTTAGTTTCTACGACGTCGAATGCGGCAACGATGTTGATGTCTCGAATAAGGTATCCGCCAACAGAGTTGTGCATTACACCTGGGACGGTCTCATCGTTTGCTTCTACGTTCTTGTAGAATTCGATTCCCTGAACAAGGGAGCTAGCGCAGTTACCCACGCCTACAATTGCAACGTTAATTTTCTTCATGATTAAAACGGTGGAGTTGGAGGAGCAGTGCTAGTTGTTGGAGCAGTCGGAGGAGTCGACACCGTAGGAGATGCAGGAGTTGATGCGACTGGCGAAGCAGTTGCATTTGCAGCACCCTCAGCGGCAAGAATCTTCTTGACCTCGTTGCGGACTGAACCGTTGTACTCAGACTGGCCGAGCTCAACTCGACAAACCTTGTTCTCAAGAGCCGCTGCAACTTGGTCGTCTGACGGCTGAGCAGCAAAGAACTCTGTCGTCAAGCCAAGGATGCGCATGTTCGAGAAGAAGTATCCGAGAGCCTTGGGGTTTTCTGGAGTCACAACGAAGCGATTCCATACCCGGCGATTTGCGTGAGGTCCGCTGACCACCTGCATTTCGACTTCGAACATCGACTTACCCGACTGGGCAATCTTGTGTGATGATTTTACGATTTTTACATCGTACTGGCCGTTTGGAAGTGGCTCGTAATTTCCACCGCCGCCTGAAGCTTGTGCTTCTTGTAGAAGGTCTTTCCACGTTGGCATCTTTTGTCTCCTATTTCTTCTTATTACTGCTTGTGTTGTAAATCATACCCAGCATTGTCATTACGTTAGGGTTCTCAATAACATTACCAAGTTTTCCTGTACGGTCGCCGGCCTCAAATGCACTGTGTTGCGTGCACAAAAGTCGCCGAGTCGTTTCTCCCGTGTCTGCGTTGAGTTCGGACCATAAGTATCCGACCACATCGACATAATATGGAAGAGTGTTTGCAAGTTGGCCTTGCACGTATGGACGACTGACGCCGTCAGCGTTACGAGTCATTGCGACAAATATAACTGTCTGAAGAGGGTTCGTCGGATGAATAATTAAGTCACGGTATGAGCGAATAAGAGATGACATTTTTCTCAGTAGCTCACCCCAGTCCTGCGTCTTCATTTGTTCTGTTCCGACGATTGCATCAATACACCGTTGCTGCGTCTCAGACAGCGAGTCAATGGTGACAGACTTAAAGGGGTGCTTTCCAGAGTTCAACCAGTCGTAGACTCGTTGTACGTCTTGAAATGAGCGAACATAAACAACGCACGTGTCCCAAGTACCGTCGTTTTCTGGCGGTGCTTGAGTGAGTGGGTCCCAAATCTTTTTCGGCGAAGAAGTAAATCGTGTACTTGCTCCACCTTCTGCGTCGAGAATTAGTCTCGGTGCTGGACTTGTATCGGAAAGAAAAGACTTACCGCTTTTACTTGGCCCGTGGACCAGGATACTTACACCTTGTGTCATAGGTTCACCTCTGATTCATATCTTTCGTAAGGATTGTGTACTTTAAATGCCGTCTCAAGAACGCCTTCAGCATGAGAGCCGTCGTCAAACATAGGACAAACGGTGCGGAACTCACAATCCCACGCGCAGTTGTTATTAGGAGAAGGATAGGCGGCAATACGGTGGTCTACTCCACTATTTAATTGGTCTTCAACCATAATCATATTGCTAAGAGTACCGTAAAGACGATACCAGAAGTTTTTAAGTTCGATATCGTTGTGATGAATAGTTTCACGCATGTAAAAGGGCGGCTTGGCATTTGCCGTGCGCTTTACTTTACGAAGCATATTATAAATTCCACCGGTGACGTGTTCTTCTTTAGGCTTAGTCATTTGCTCAAGAAGTTGGTACATAAGAGGTTGCTCGTTAATTTCAAGAGTACGAGTTAGACCGTCAAAAGAAGCGCACGTTTTGTGGTCCATAGAAAGAAGACGACCGTCAGACTTGCGACGAATACGAGTATCAAGTTTTCCAATGATAGTTACTGGCAAGCCCTCAAAATCTGAGCGCAATTCTTCTTCGACTGAGATAACATCAAAGTCATCATCAACACCAGTGTCTTGGACCCATTCAACGTAACCCTCAATCATCACTAAAGCAAGCGCGGCTTCTTTATTGAGTTCCTCCATAACAATTACATTTTCAGGGTCTACAGCGTCACGAGCAATCTGATACTGCTCACGGATAACCTCAATCGGGTCACGAGGCTCTGGTGCGTAATAAGCGGCGAGTGCTTCGTGAACTCGAGTACCAAGCTTCAAAGCTCCGGTTTCTCGTTCCTCTACTTTTCGAAGCTTACGGTGGTAAGCAAGCCACCACTTACGGCGGCAACGCTTAAAAGTTTGAATTTCTGAGTTACTAACGTGCATTTGTCTTTCCGTCATGGTCTATACTTTATCAGGTCTTATGCCACGTTTTGCCCGAAAAGAAGCTTTTTCATAGTTTCTGAATCACGTAAAATCTCATTCAGATTTTCGCCTTTTTCTTGCAAACGTTCGAGTTGACGGCCAACTTCCATCGTGCCTTCAGTTACGACATCGATAATAGTTACCTGTTCGTGTTGTTCTGAGCCGATGCGGTGTACTCGGTCTTCAGTTTGCATATTGTCAATCAATGACCAAGAACGCTGAAGCATTACTAAGTACGGTGCTGTTGTCAAAGTAATACCAGTACCACCAGACTGAACTGTGAGCAGAATTACACGGACTCGCTTTTCTTGAAAGTCGGCAATTGCATTTGCTCGTTCGTCCATTGACTGACCACCGGTAACACTTGAAAATGAAATGCCCTCCTTGGTCAAACGCTCTTCGCAAAGAGTAAGAAGTTGTCGAGATACCATACCAACGGCAACTGGCTCATCACCAATGCTATCGATAATTTCCATAAGCGCATCGACCTTACAAGAAGGAGCAGACAAAGAGACTGAACCGTCGTCATTGATTTCTGCGTACGCTGATGCAAATTGAAGAAGACGAGTATATTGCGCCAGTGGATTAGTTGTAACCAACACACCGCTTTCAAGCTCAGCAATCATGTTTGCCGCCATATCTTGATACGCATCTTTTTGTTTCTTATTCATCTCACATACCCACTCCTGTCTAAGCTTAGGAGGTAGGAATGGCAACAACACTTCTTTTGGAACTCGTCGAAACCGAGGGTCAAGGAACGAGAAAAGTTCATCGGCCGTCAAAGGATTTGCACCACCAACGTCGAGTGAGCCCCAACTATTCCAAGTTGCTAAAGCATATCGCTCGATGAAACTACTCTTGCGAGGGAAATCTTCTGGCGAGTTACCGTGCATAATAGCCCAGAGGTCACCGAGATGCTGAGCAATTGGAGTACCGGTCGCGTCCCAGCAATAACGAACAGAACTGGCATGTTGCAATGCCCATGACGCTCTTGTCTGCTTACTTGATGGGTCCTTAGCTCTATGCGCTTCGTCTCGAATGACGGTGCGCCAAGGAATAGTGTTTAATGCTTTAGGATGTACTTCACAGCGATTTTCAGAGATTGCTGGGTCTTCACCGCCGTGTTCAACGCAACGAACCAAAGAAATTGAACCGTAGTTTGCAAGACGAGAAAGAGTGCGAAGCCCTTCCCAGTTCACAACAACAAGAACTTTGTCGCCGTCATTGATGTCCTCAAGTTGTTTCTTTCGTTTGGCAGCGCCACCGTCAAGAATTCTGACTTCACAATCAAGACCAAGTTTTTCGACCTCTTGCTTCCAAGCAGTGCGTACACCGTTAGGAGTCACAACAATCGCTGGCCAGCCGTCATCTGGGATAGCTAGAAGAAGCTGGCGAGTCTTACCAGTACCCATTGGGTCACCGAGAAGACCGCGCTTGGTAGCACGAAGCCACTGCACTCCAGCTCGTTGCGGTGGAAACAATCGCTCGTCTCCTTCGGCGTCGATTGCCGAACGAAGTTCCATGCAAGGGTCTACTCGAGTTTGCTTTTCGTTTTGAGCCCATGCCATAAGGTTAGGTCCAATTTCAAGTCGTTCTTGAAAGACTCCACGAAGTGCTACGCAACTTGCCCAACTTAATGGAAGTCGCCAACTACCACTTTGAGACCACTTTGTGCCGGGAATACTTTTAATCGCATACCTGTCGCGGTATTCAGTGGTGATAGAGATTTCGTTACCGTCAATCTCAGCAACCGGCATCATGCTCCTTTGTTAGTCCTGTTTTTATTGTATCAAAGAGAAGTTCGTTTGATAAATATTTTTGGGTCAATAATTTTATTTTTTGTGAGATAGAGAAGAAGATGTCTTTGCGCATCTCTTGCGTGCCCAGCTCCTGGTGGTTTGTACCAGCCAATTCCGTCCAATCTTTCGTCAGTCGAGAATCTTTTTGCGTCGCTTGCGTTTTGCAATACAAAAGGTATACCGTGCTTTTCGCATACATGTTTAAGAACTCCAATTTGCTCAAGTGACCACGGTGCTTGGCTAAACTTACCTGTTTGAGCACCAATGATGTACCGCTCACTAATGACAAAATCGACTTCCTTATTTTCTATTATGCTTTCGGCTTTTAGCAAGAATTCTCTTGCTGGCAATTCGCCTTCAATGCGAGTGCCGTCAATCCAGATTACATACCCTGTGACTTTTCCTGGGTCCACTGAAAGAACATTCGGCATTAACTCCCATACTTGGCACCCCAACGAGATAGAGGACCGTCAATACCAACTGTAAGTGGTACAGCCCAACGGTCGTCGGACATTGCCTTAGATATAACTTGTTGTATCTCAATCATATCTTCATTTGGAACATCGGCAATGATTTCGTCATGTACTGGAAGTAGAAGATACTGTCCAGCATCACTTTCGTCAAGTCGAACAAGAGCCTCTTTAAAGACGTCAGCGGCCATGCCTTGAATTAACGCGTTAACCAATGCATAGTCTCGGTCGTTGTCGCTTTTTTGTAGACGACCAAGTGGAGTCTTGACATACGCAACGCCTTCTGACTGCTTTCGCATTTCCACCGTGCGACCTACTTGGTTTTGGAATTCTCGTACTCCAGGAAACATTGTGTCGTACTGGTTTAAGAATTGCTTTGCATCCTCAAGTGAGATGCCCGCCGTCATAGCAATTTTGTCAGGCCCAGCGCCGTAGATTTTGGCGAAGCCAACACCTTTAGCGATTTGACGTCGCGTGTCTTTCTTATCAATTGTGTTATCACCATAGACTCGTTGAGCCGTGGCCAAGTGAATATCACCTGAGTTAATTGCGTCAATAAGATTTTGGTCTTGAGCAAAATGAGCAAGGCATCGCATTTCAATACCGTCAAAGTCTGCCGAAATAAGTGAATGACCTTCACGTGGAATAAAGCAGTCTCGTACAATTCGACCTCGAGGAAGAGTTTGCAATGCTGGGCGTTCCATTGACATACGACCAGTACGAGCTCCGACCTGATTAATGCGAGGATGCACGAAGCCGTTTTCGTCTACAGATTCAAGAAATACATCAAGGTAAGTCGAACGAATTTTCTCAGACTTACGCCGTGCATATACTTGATACGCCAGTACTTGGCCTTCGTTCAAAGTAGAAAAATCAACATCTTCAAGATTGCCACCGATAATTGAAGTCAATACATCTTCATCAAGAGCGTAGCCACCGCTGCTTGTTCGATTAGTTAACTCGATGCCAAGTTTTAGAAGTGTTTCAGTGACCTCACGGTTAGACCCTGGACTGATGTTGTATTTTTCTCCACACCAAGTAGTCACTCCGTTGGCAAAGGCTTGTAGCTCAGTAGACTTATTTCTAGTGTACTCTAAGTCAATTCTAGAGCCTCGAGTTTCCATGTCAGTAAGAACCCATTGGACTGCTTGTTCAAGGTCATACAAGCGATTGTAGGACTGCTTAATTGACGGATAAAGTTTGCTAAACATGTGAGCAGTTAAAACGGTGTCCATTGCGCCATAGCACCAGTACAATTGAAAGTCAACTGGTACTGTCGCCCATGTCCACTTTTGAGTACTCATTGCTTCATCAAGAGCTCGACTTGCGTACGCTGCCGTGGAATCTACAAGTCGTGCAGCATTTGGCTTTAGAGCTGTAGACGCGGCTGGGTCTAAGATGTGACACATTAAACGAGTGTCGTGAATGTTTTCTCGTGGAAGACGAATGCCACTGTGACGTTCAAGAAAACGAACGTCAAACTTTGAGTTATGACCGACCATTTCGCCACGATATTTTTGTAGAGCCTCAATTGCAACTCCTCCCCAGCGTTCCCACGGTATTGCCCAACCAGTTCCTACATCACCAAATTGTACAAGTCTAAGCGGGTCTTTCTCTGGGTCAAGGCCGCCTGTTTCTGTGTCAAATGCTAGAACTTCACGACGTTGGCCAAGCCAAGTCATAAACTCACTAGCTTTTTCAACTGAGTCTACTAGTTCAAGATTTACGTCTTCTAATCCCATGTTATTAACTCTACTTCTATCCTGTAACTTTCTAGCAACTCTGCCGTCTCTTCAGGATTGCGCTTTTTCTCATAAGGCGTTTCTAACATCACAACTTTTTTGATGCCAGAGTTTGCGATAATAAGTGCGCAACGAATACAAGTCACACCGTTGACATAAAGAACTGGGCTTCGCTCAAGCCAAAGATTTGGCGCTCGCAAAATAGCATTTTGCTCAGCGTGAACCATATGACAATCAGTGTAATTTGGACTAATTGCGTGCTCGCCAATTTCATTTGCCGTCACAGCTCTCGTGCACCAGAATTTGCAAGGGACATCTACGTGGTTGCCAGCCGGTACTCCATTATAGCCAACTGACAAAACACGGTTGTCTTCAGAAACAATGACCGCGCCATAATGCGCTCGACTGCACAGACTTCTCTTGCCGACAAGAGTTGCCGTGTTCATCCACAATTCACCCCATGAAATTCGTTCATCGCTCAAGATTGTCTCCATTGATTGCCAATTGCTGCTTCAAGTGCCAGTTTTCTGTGACGCTTAGCGGTACCACATTGTCTGGGTCTTCGATAAACTTCATTGCTCGTTCTTGAATCTCTTCAAATGAGATTCCAGGATAACCAAAGCCGTCATGAATTGTGAATGTCTTCGTTGGCTCGGTAAGAGTTTCAATCTTGTCAAAGTCTCGTTCGTATAAGTGGAATGAGACGGCATGATGATAGTAGTCGCCTGCTTCGATGTTAAGTACATTAGCCATTGCAAGATGTAGTTGTGAGAACTGGCCCCAGTCGTGAGGAGTTCCCCACCAGACATCATTACTTCTCATCGTTACGTGCAAGACTAATTTGTCATTGCGAATAAAGAACTGAAGCATCGTTGTGCACGGCACATCACGAGACTGAGGGAAACGAAATGCGTCAAGGACTGGGTCCCAGATTGTGATTACTGCCTGACGAGAATCACGGTCTGACTGTAGTCGTTTGATTGCGTAGCCAAGTTGTGCGCCAATACGAACTCCATACGCACCGTGAAAGAATTCACCAGTAAGAAATGAAGACATATTCGGGACTGAGTTAACAATTCGCATCGGGTAAGATGATGACGAGATTAGTTGAAGACCTTCCATACTGATAAGCTTCATGCTTAACTTACGGTTGATACCTTCAACAATTGACATGTGAGGGTCTAACTTCATAACAACATCAAACAACTCTCGAGTTGGCTCGCCTCGAGGACTTGCCTTTTCACCGTTGTCACGCAAATACTTAAGCAATAAAGGATAATCGTATTGCGGGTTTTCAATTTCAAATGAACGATTTAGTCGTTCCATGTCTTCTCCTTGATGTGTGTAAATGGAATCTTTGCATCAGTGCACCTGTCTGCGGCCTCTTCGTCAAGAGCAAAAGTTGTTGGGTTATATGTTGCATCCCAGAGACGGTCAAGTTTTTCGTTTGAGTTTGCAAAACTAGCCACAAGCAAATTGTCTAGTCCGTACTTCTTGACTATATTGTATGCCTCTGTGTTTTCATACGGTAAATAAGCGATTGGAGTATCTGAGGTTCCAATGTATAAAGAATTTGGTCGACGAGGACCAACATATGAAAGAAACGGACTAATTTGCACGCTAGCATTTTCATAAAGTGTGGCACTTTGGATAATTGGCTCGATGTCATGAAAGCCAGACGCTGAAGTCAAATAAGGCACACGACTTTTCTTTATGACGTCACGGTAAGTGTTAAATACTGACTCAACTTCATGCGGCTCAAGGTAATCTTCTCCGCGTGAATTCATGCGTTCAACAAGTTGAGGCAACGGCATTTCTGTGTGAACAATGAAAGCGCCTTTTGCAAGAAGAAATGATTCCATATGCCAGCGAATGACTGGGTCTAATCCACCGTCGTTTCGCTTGATTGGACCATATACGTCTGGGCCAATGTGCCAACGGTCACAGATAATTGAAATGCCAGCACCAGGAACATAATCAGCAAAAGGTAGTGAATATTCTTCAAGAACGTGAGCAACAGGCACGCCACGGTGCAAAAGAGCAACACCTTGAGTTTTTACGAGTTCTTCAAACAACTCGTCTGCTAATGTGCTCTTTCCTGAGCAGTCAATGCCCTCAATTATGATGAGCATTCGTCCTCCGTTCGTTAAGTCTTGGTTTTTATTTTATCCGTTGAGGAGCGTAAAACGCCTCTTTTATTCCATTATCTTGTTCGGCTGCTTTAAGTAATGCAGTAGTTGAAGTCTTAGGAATATACCATACACCGTCAGCATCTCGAAGACGCAGTCGTTCAATAATGGCATTTGGGTCTTCTGAAACTTGAGCCCACTCACGATTAACTTCGTGGCATACATCTTCAGTCAAGATGGGACGGCATGTTGGGCAAGGAACAGAGTTCTTTAGCGCTGGCTTTGACTTGGCATTCTTTTCTTTCATCTGGTCGCAATTGGGCCGATGAACCACTAAACTCTTGCCAGAGCCAGCAACAATGTACCTTCCGCCTACAGTTTTGTAGATATCTACGACAAACCACCGTGGCTTATTTGGTGAGAATGACGAAGCGTTTGCCAAATGAATTCCCTCAAAATCAAGTTGGCGACCTCGGTCAAATACAGTAAAAAATTGAGGGTCCATGAGAATCTAATCTATCATTTATTAACTGTTAGCTTGTACTTCTTGTACGCGAACTGAGAAAGAGAGACTCCTTCATATCGCTTGCACAAATAGTTTAAACTTACGAACATTGGGTCATAAGACCCATCGCGTACTTCGTGCTTAATAATAATGCCACGCCAGTGAGCGTTGCCTTGATAGCCCTTGTAGTCTTCATTGTGAATATAGCAAGCGCCAGCAACTAGACCGTGCTGAGCAATTCCATTGACATATCGCATGCCATAAAGCAAAGTCTGCTGGTGTCCCATCGTAAATGATGTGCCAATTGTCTTAAGACGCGACTCAATCATTCCGCCGTAAGGAATACCAGTCATTGGATTGTAGAAGTAGTGAGCATAATGAATTCCATCAATGTTCACTGGCTTTAAGAACGGGTGCACCGTCCAGCCGCATTCTTCATAATTTAAGTCATCAACGCTAAGAACGCCTTCAAGTTTGGCTGTTCTGCTCGTGGCTTTTTCAATTCGATTTTCGTGGTTACCAAGAAGTATATTTCTTTCTGGCTTCCAGAGGACTCTGTGCGCTTTAGCTCGTTGCTTGTTGTAATCGACTAAAGGCTGGTTAAGAATAGAAAAACCAAGGTTAGCAAATTGAATATCAATTTCATACCGTCGACCTTCCATTTCTCGTTTGCCTTCATCGTACATCGAAAGACTTGGCATATCAGCGTGGTCGCCTAAGTGAATAATTTTCACGTTAGACTTGCCACCAAATTCATCAACAATATACTGACCAATCCAAGACAAGTGGTCAAACGGTACACCTTCTCGGCATTGTGTGTCAGGAATCACAACATGCGTTGCGGACATGTCTTCCATCTTTGCACCTCCAATGTGCGTTAGTTATATACTAAATTATTTTTCGTCTTCGTTTTTATCTGGTACAGTATTACTTGTTGCAGATGAAATTAGACCGCGCACATACTTTTCTGCTTCAAAGTCAGACGCAGTTGTTGTGTGCACTCCGCCAGGTCCACGGTGATGAAAAAGACAAAGCCATACTAGATTCTCTGCACTTTCAACCCACGCGCCAACTTCATTTGGGTCTGACACGCCAGGATAGTCTACTTCAAGCCATTGAAGGTCTACACCATTTTGAAGAGAGAATTCGATATGCGCGTGATGAAGTTCAAGTGGCTTATCAAGTGCGCACTCAGAAAAGTCGCCACGATGTAGACCTACGGCACATTGAGCAGTGTCTTTTGTTTTGCGACGATACGCATTGAAGTCTTTGTAGTGCGGGTCGCCGTCACGAGGAGCATGTTCTGGATAGTGAACGACGTAGTGGCGTGTAATCTTTTGGTCGTGCGCAGGGACTACGTTATTTTCTTCGGTCAAAAACCTCTTAGCTTAAAAGCGTCATTGCTGATTGAGTCACCGTGATTGAGCCAGAAATCAACGCCTGGCCAGTACCGGTTGATTGCCATTCCCAGACCCAAGTCCCAGGAAAGCCAGTGGTATCTACTTCTGCAACGTAATTTCCAACACTTGGATTAGTGACCGCGTCACTAACACCGTATTTAAGAATAGTAATTGAGCCACCGTTGATTCTGTATCCAAAAGCAACATTTGTTGGGTCAATTGGATTGCCAGTTGCTTCTGTGGTGAATGCCACAGAAAAGTTAAGAACATTACCTTCTACAAATGTGTTTGCGTTGCTAACCATAGCACAATTCTATACTATTGATGCTTTAGTTAATGTGACAACTTCAATTCCGTCTTCTATAGTCTCAGTTTTGTTTACTACGTTTATGCTAGTACTTACAGAATAATTTGTTGATGTGTAACCATTTGTTACGCAATTCGTTGCCACTCTGGCCGCTGTGGCGTAACTTGTCGTATTGACCGCATAAAGCATGCGGTTTGGCAGAAATACTGTGCCAATTCCTGCCGCTACAAATGTGGACGAAAGAGAAGCGGTACCAAGCAAATAAGTTGACGCTGAACCGTGAGAAGCAAATGAGCCAGTAAGTTGGCCAGAACCAAATAAAGCAGCAGCGCCGGCACCGTATGAGCTAAACGTGACTGTAAGACTTCCAGTTGCTGAATGCACAACAACACCGTTTGCCGTACCAGTAAATGAAGTACTTATCGAACCGGAGCCACGAGTAATGACAACGCCGTTTGCAGAACTACTAAACGAACTTGAGATTGAACCAGATGCTGGAACAAATGCCGTCGCGGTACCTAAGGCTGAATAAGTCGATGCAACTGAACCGTTCCCAGGAATAAATACAGTTGCGGAGGCATTTGCAGAGAACGACGATAAAAGACTAGAAGTACCTTGCGTGACTTCTGAGCCGGAGGCGCTAGAACTAAACGTCGATAAAAGTTGACCATTTGCCGGAACAAATGCGGTCGCGGTTGCTGACGCAGAAAATGATGAAGAAATTGAACTGGAAGCAGGCACGTATGACGTTCCAGTTGCAGCACTGTTAAACGAACTTGAGATTTGCCCAGTACCGTTTGAAATTATGAGACCAGTTGCTTGAGCAGAGAATGATGATGATATTGCGCCACTTGCGTTGCCAACAACAGTTGCCGTCGCATTTGCTGAGAACGTCGAGCTTAATTGTGCAGTCCCAGGCTCGTATGCGTTACCAGTTGCTGATGCGCTAAATGAACCGCTTACGCTGCCAGTTGCTGGCAAACTAGCGGAACCTATAGCGCTTGAACTAAATGTTGTTGCGACTACGCCAGCACCAGGAAGTGAAGCACTTCCGTTTGCTGTCAAATTAAATGAAGAAGAAATAGCTCCAGACGCAGATAAATACGCTGTTGCCGTTGCACTTAACGTTGTTGATGCGCTAAATGAGCCTTGCCCCGGAATAAATGTTGTCGAAGTACCGTTTGCAGAAAAAGCGCTTGAAATCGCGCCTGTTGCTGGGACATAAGTTGTTGCTGACGCGCTCGCTGAAAACGAACTTGTAAGATTTCCACTAGCTGGCTCGAAAACTGTTGCAGCCGCGCTGGCGTTGAAACTAGCGGCAAAACTTGCACTGGCTGTGTTGATAATTGTTCCGGCAGCACTAGCCTCAAAATCAGCAGATGCCGACCCGGTAGCAGGTTCGACAATTGTGCCGGTTGCGCTGGCCGAGAACGAGGCATTGAGGCTACCCGAGCCCGAGGTTGTGACCGATGGGATTCCGTAGGCTTGACCTAGGTAGGGCAGACCAAGATAGTTTGCACCGAGCATGGG